ATCATTTTATTTCCTTTAATCATTTCAGATAAATATTCTTTACCATTTTGAGTGTCTGATAAATATACATCCGATTTAAATGTACATAAGCGCTTTAGTGCTCTAATTGAAATATATTTACACTCGTTTTCCATTATATAAATTATATATAAATTATATATAATTTATAACATAATATATAATTTAATTATACATATTATACAATTTAATTTATTTTAAATCGTATATGTTATGCTCTACCCAAAAATCACCATATCTCTTTTTTTTTTGAAACCTTGCTTGTTCCTTTCTATAATCATTATAATATTTTAAAACTAATATATTATTAAATACCATATATTCTTCATAAACATTGTCTTCAATTATTGTATCTGTAAAATAAATTTTCATTTGTTGTATTTCTTCTAAACTAAAAAAAGATCCTAATAATCCTGGTCCAGTTGGTGATAAACAAGATGACCCGTAAAATTTATCCTTAACATTTTTTACAATTTGATTAATACATTTTAACATTATTTGATTTTCTGGTTTAACAACAATTAATGCCGTATATGTCATATGTGTTGGTCTATCTCTAACAAAATATTCAGATTCTGTTAATGCGATCAGTTTAAAATTATTAGCACATTTATATTTTATGTCCATGTATATTCCGCCATTTTTATATAAAACACAATATCTCCATAAATCTGACTTATATGAACAAGGTATTAAAGAATTATATGCGTGTAATACATAATCATCAAAGTTATTTTTAATAAAATCTCTACAATCATCTTCATCATATAAATGATGTGTAAACTCTGGGTTTTGTTCAACTAATAAATCATAATTTTCTTTCATTAGTGGAGGTAAATCTTTTGTATGCCAACAAGTGTAAAAATTTAAAGGAATAATACTATTATAAGTATTTTTAACTTCCCAGAATTTATTTAGTTCGTTATATAAAGTTATCTGTTTAACCTTTTCATTATGTTTTACAATTTGTTCCTTTAAAATTCTTATTTTTTCTTCTCTCTTTAAAAAGTTTTCTTTTTTATTAACAAAATTCATTATTTTATATAATTATTAAATTAAAATATGTTTAATTTAATAAATTTATTTATTTATTTATTTATTTATTTATTTATTTATTTATTTATTATCCGCCATTTTATTGACCAATTCATCGATCCCCTTATCAAAATCTACATCAATTGTCCATCCTAATTGTTTCACCTTTTCATTGCTAATATAATATCTTTTATCATTAAATGGTCTATCTTCAATATATTTGATCCAATCATTATGATCTTTAGTTTTTTTTATTTTTTCTATTAATAAATGAGCAATCTGTAATACAGTATATTCATGATGATCATCGCTTCCTACATTATATATTTCTCCAATTTGACCATTTTCTAATACAAGTTTTAAAGCAGAACAAACATCATTTACATGTAAAAATGCTCTTACATTTGATCCATCACCTTGGATTGTGACCTTCTCATTTTGTTGTAATTGTTGAATAAATCGAGGTATCAATTTCTCTGGATATTGATTTGGACCATATACATTATTGCCTCTGGTAATAATAATTGGCATCTTGAATGAATGATAATATGATTTGGCAATCAATTCAGCCGCTGCTTTTGTCGCAGCATATGGGTTTGTTGGGCACAAAATTGAGTTTTCATTCTTCTTCTCCTCATTTTCATTAATCATTGACTCGCCATATACCTCATCTGTTGAAATATGAATAAAACGTTTGATTTTACCATTGCCATACTTTCTATCATACTTTCTACAAGCTTCTAACAAAGTATGCGTCCCTTGAACATTATCATGTGTGTATTGGAGTGCGTCTTCAAATGAATTTTGTACATGTGATTGTGCGGCAAAATGAATGATCGTATCTATCTGATATATATTCAGAATATTGGCTATTAAATCATAAGAGCATAGATTACCTTTTATTAAATGATAACGGGGTGAATTTCTAATATCTTCATTAACATTGAGCTCTGATGCGCAATAATACATAGCATCTAAATTTACTATTGTTACCTCTTTATTCTCATTGAAATAATAATTAACAAAATTAGACCCAATAAATCCACATCCGCCAGTAACTAATAATCTCATATTTATAATTATATGTTGTACTTTATTTAAATGTTTATAACTTATATTTATATTTATAAATATCTGTTTATTTTGTTATATTTTCTAATTTCTAATTTCTAATTTCTATCATTCTTTTCTTTCATTCTTAATAATGTATTTCTAACAGACTCCTTAATTGGTAACACATTGGGACACAAACTTACTAATTTAGTAGTGTCTAAACAATTATTAGATCGCTTTGATGCTAGAATCAGGTTTTGCTCTTCCACTGAAAAGTTATCCCATGTAAAATCTGGATCCACAATATCCCTATACATTGTTAGCATTTCATTATGACTAATTATTCCTGGATTTGTTAAGTTGAGTGTACCAACTTTACGACTTAATGCCATTTCGATTAACACCGGCAACAATTCATCTAACACTGTCATTGAATTTGGTATAGAACACACCTTTTTATAACTCGTAATTTTAGTAATAAAATTCCTTGAACTATCTGATTCATCTGTAATAGGCATACGAATTCGAGCATTTAATGCGCTATCATTATATAACTCATGCATTAACCGATCTGTATATCCCTTTACAATGGAATAAGACGAACCGACAAAATTTGGCAAATCTGCCTCAACAAATCCAGTACTCTCATCTCCAAATAAATGTTGATCATCGTATTCAAAAATACACCCAGTTCCCAAATAAGTAAAATGAATTTTATTCTTCTTACTTAACTCGGCTAACCCAATTGGACTAAATAAATTGTCATTCATATTATCAACTAGTTTTCCAGGTTTTTCTAAGTAATCAATTGTACCAATTACTTCATTATTATATGTTCCATGTGTTCTACCAATAAAACTCATAATGTGCGTAACGTTGCCAATTGAATCTATTTCTTGTTGTACTTTAATTAAATCATCTGCACGACATGCTGATTTAATAACAGTTACATTTAATCCATCACTTCTATTTAAAAATTCTAATAATTTAACTACTTTAGAACCAATCCAACCATTTCCTCCAAAAATTAAAAATACAGGAGTTAGAGACATTGTTATAATTATTATATTTAATTCTATTTAAATAGTTACACAATTGAATCATAAATTATTGATAAATATTTTATATAATAAATATAATATATAATATATAATATAATATAATATAATATATAATATGATGTCACTTATTAAAGCAAAAAAAACAAATGATATAAATTTTAAGATAAAACCGGTTATATATAAAATTAAACATAATATTATACATAAATCCCCAACAGGTTTATTACATAATAAACCATATCCATATTTAAAACCATTTTATAATACTGTTATACCATTAAAAATATACCAAACATGGTATACCAAAAATTTACTTCCAAAAATGAAAGAAAGGGTTGAAATGTTAAAGGCACAAAACCCTAAATTTGAACATTTTTTATTCGATGATAATGATTGTAGAGAATTTATCAAAAACAATTTTGATTCAAGTGTAGTAAACGCATATGACCGTTTAATTCCAGGAGCATACAAAGCTGACCTTTGGAGATTATGTGTTTTGTATAAAAATGGTGGTATTTATATGGATATTAAATTAAATTGTATTAATGGATTTAAGTTAATTGAACTAACTGAAACTGAACATTATGTATTGGATCGAGAACCACCTTTATCAATTCATAATGCGTTGTTAGTTAGTAAACCGGGTAACCCATTTTTTTGGAAGGCTATATGTAGAATTGTAATGAATGTTCATACTAAATTTTACGGTAGATCAGCATTGGATCCAACAGGTCCAAAATTATTAGGAAATATAATTTTAAGAAATAAATTAAATCTAAATATTGATTTAAATCATTATAAAGGAGGCGGATATTTAATATATAAAAATCACTTTGTAATATCAACTGATTATCCTGAGTATAATACTGAGCGCACAAATACATATAACAAGATCAACCTTAAAAGATATGATAAGCTGTGGTCCGAGCGTAAAATTTATAAATAAATTTACCGCATGTACCATGTACCATTATTTGATACAAACGTAAAATTTATAAATAAATTTGTCTTCTTTCCCATAATTTAGCATAATGCTCCTTTATGGAATATTTTTCTCGCTCATCATGATAACCTGTATAACATTTTAATACTAATATATTTTTAAACATAATATATTTTTGACTATCAGCTGATCCTGAACCAATTAAAATATGTGTTATGTCTATTTTTTGCTTCTCTTTATCTGTAAAATATTTAGATAATAATCTGGGTCCAGTTGGTTCTAACCATGAACTACCATAAAACTTCTGATCCACATTTTCTACTATTTGATTAATCGCTTTTAGTAATATTTCATTACCTGGCTTACATACCATAAACGCATTATATATACCTACATTATTAATATCTAAAACCCAATGTTCTTTTTTAAGAAAATTAATAAATTTAAAATTATTATTGGGAATATATTTTATATCCAAATAAATACCTCCATGCTTGTATAAAACACAATAGCGCCACAAATCGGCTTTGTATGCTCCTGGAATTAAACGGTCATATGCGTTTAATACATTGTACTCAAAGTTATTTTGAATAAAATCTCTACAATCATTATCATCAAATAAATAATATTTAAATCCTGGATTTAATTGTTTTATTTTTGCTATTGCTGTAAACATTTTTGGCGGTAACATTTTTGTGTGCCATGTTTGAAAAATGTTTGCTGGAATTTGAATGTCTAATGACATCTATAATACAATATAATATATATTATATTATAGCATAATATACGTATTCCAAGTATATTGCTTAATATTACACGATTGCTTAATTTAATGTCTTCGATGAGTTTTGCGCTTATGAGACTTCTTTTTATGACGTCTAGTTTTCCTTCCTTTTGCTACAGACGCAGTTCTTGAAGCGCGTTTTCGCATAGAATAAGGAGATTCTACACCCGTTTGTACATAACTGATTCTACCAGCCATCCACTCGCATACATTTCTATTTTTACATTTTATATTTATAATTTGTTGAACATGATTTAAGTCAACACCTCTATCTTTCATAGCAGTCAGCATTTTTTCAGCCTTTTCTTTATCACCCTTCTCTTCTATTCCTTGATCGCTTTTTCCAAACGCCATAAGCGCTTTAATTTCACCATTTTTTGGTTGATCTGTTGAACCACTTGACGACATTATATATTATATAAATATTATATGTAATTTTATTGTTTGGTTTAAAAAATTTTGAGTTTACTATTTAATTCCTTAAAATAACTGCCATTATATAATATATTTTTATCTAAAGCCTTTGCTAATGTTTTATCGCTTATTTTTAACTGTTTTATACAATCATATTTACATATAAATTCTCTAATCAGATTATTCTCGGCATCATACTGGCCTAATCCATTTTTATATAACATTGGGTCGCCATTGGTTTGAATAAAATTCTGTTTCAAAATATTGTCACAATCATCAAATAATTTATAATAATGTCCCTTTGTTATAATAAAATTTTTTACTGGAATATCTAGCGCTGATATTGATTCGTACCCATTAAAATGTGCTGCTGTTTTTCTATCCAAATACACATTTAATATTTCACTCTTATCGGCACTTAGTTTGGCAATATATCCCAAATGTTGTACTTTGGTTTGTTTTGTTGGGTTAATATTGTGAATTATATTGGCATCTAATTCTCTGTCTACAAAACCCCATCTGAACCCATTATAGACTGTATTTTCAACAACTGCTTTATTAATACTTGGTCTTTTATTATTATTATCTTCTTTCATTGCTTCTGACACACTTTCATATACTTTGACTAATTTTAATGTCTCTGGATGTATCTTTTGTAATCGGGGTCCAAGTGTAACTAAAGGCTCATTAAATCCAGTTACTACCTTAATTTCTTGAGAATTTAGCTTATTTAGAATTTCTTTATTTGATTTTTCTAGGTTGTCTATTTTGCCAGACATTTGCTTCACAGTTGTAATTAATTCTTGTATTAGTAAATTATCATTATTTGTGGTTTTCATTTCAAGCATAAGTCGGAGTTGTTCATTTTCAAGTTCTATTTTACTTGTGTCATTGGTATTAAAATATTTAATATTATTGTTAATAATATCTAATAATGTCTTGTAAGATAGATTTTTGCCAATTAAAAATAATTCTAGTTCAGTCTCATGTTCCTTTAAATCAGTCACTTTATTGCCTCTAATATTTTCATTATTGTGTAAAAAACTCTCAAAGTCTTTACTTTTGTTTACGGCAAAACAATCCAATAATAAACATTCTTCATATTTTGATTTATGTTCATTATATCTATCCTTTACGCCTCTACGACTTTCTCCTAGTTTTATTATATATTGTTTATTTTCAAATGTTTTGACTTTAATTATATACACAATGGATCCAATGGTTGCGTACTCTTTGAGTAATATTTTCTCTCTTTCTTGAATTTTTTGCTGCTCTAATTTTAATTCATATTCTTTTGCTTTTTGGTCTTCGATTGATTTAAATTCGTCTGATTGTTGTTCTAGTTGTTTTTGTAAATCATATACACCATGTAATCTTATTTCTTTTATTATTTCACATACCCAATTTTGAAATTTCTCAGCAATAGGTTTTCTTGATTTAAATAATACTTTATATAGACCTTTTTCAGTAAGAAATGTTACTTGTTGTGAGCCTCCAAGGGTGTGCGTATTATGCACTACCTTTTCTGTTTCATCAAAATCACGAATTACTGACCTTATTGCTGACATATCTAATACAGTTCCTACATCACTTGCTCTAAATAAAGGTTCATTTACGGTCCCTTTAATTACTATTTCTGTATGTAAATTGTTTGAATTGAATGCCTTAACTACTTCCATGGTTGTATATATATATTATACACCCTTTATTTAAGTAGTTTTGTATAATATTTAACTTTTAATATTGTTATGTAATTCATAGATTTTTGCTCTTAACTCTAAATAGTATTTGTATTTTTCAACCGACAATTCAGTTTCATAAATTTTACAATTACCAGATACAATGGTTTCCACCTTTTTCTTGTCTACAGCCGAGGTATTATCATTTTGAATAATTGTGTTGTATATTCTAATTGTAGTCCAACCTTCAATAAATTTTTCAAATATAAAAATAACTTCTTCACCAGTAATGGCACGTTTTTCACAACGTTTTTTCTCACGTCTTTCCTTTTTCATTTGAATAAATTGTGTTCTATATTTGTTATCCATTTTATACATAACAAATATATTTTTATACTTATTTTTTAGCAAAACTATTTATAATTTGATTGTAATATTCATAATTTTCTTTTGACAATTCAGATTCATAAATAACTTGTTTGCCATTTGTTAGATTTCTTTTTATGTTCTTAATAATGTCAATTGTAATATTGTTTGGAATATTGTTATAGTTTCTTCTTTCTATTAAACAATCTAAAATCTGCATTGGTTTCCAATTTTTAATAAATTTTTCAATCACAATAATAATTTCATCAGGCTGAATTTTCCTTTTAGATAAATTTATTTCTTCTTGAGTTAAAGATTTTCTATCATTTTTTGCTTCATTTCTACAAACAATTTCACCATTTTTTATTTTGGTTATGGTATGTCTTGGCAATTGAAGTAATTCTTGTATTTCTATATTTTTACGACCATTTCCAATTAAACTCCTAACTTGTATAATAGTCTCATCATTTATACCACCTTTTGCGTCTCTAATTGACAGTGACATTTTTTTCCTTGTTTCTTCTGAAAATGTTTTACCAAAATTATGATTACCATCTCCCATCATTTTTTCTGATTTTTCTTTATAAATTTGTTTTAAATGTATTTCCTTACAAATTTGATCCTTAAAATCTATTATTTTTAACTTTTCTAAATATCCTTCCTTACCATTATCGCGTTGATTTAAATCTGTAAATAGTTCTATATTGTGTTTTTCTTCATTACATACGGAGTACATTTGTTTCTTTATTTTTGTGTCATTGGTTTGTAAAAACATTTCAAACGCAATTGCTTGATTATATTTAACTATTAAATGTGTTTTGACTAATTGAATAAATTTTAGACAATCTGATTTATTATAAATAATAAAACACATGTTTGTATTTTCTACCTTACCAAAACCTAAAAATTTTACAATTTGATGTAATATTATTGGATGATTCTTTTGAGAAATGCTTATATGTTTGCTATTTAAATCTTTATTAATAAATAAACATCCTTCAGCATCAAATAATCCTGCTATATATTCAATATTTAATTTTTGTATATTACCTTCTAAAATAGTTGTTTTACAATTATTTTCACTACAGACTATATACAATCCTTCCTTTTCTTCTAATTTATTTGGAAAATTTGCCATTTTATTAAATTCATATAAACAATTATATTGTTGTTCTTTGATTATAAATGAATGTCTTAAATAATCTAATAATACTTGATACTCATTGCTTCTAATTAATAAATTATATTGATTTCTTACATTATGTTTATGAATATATTCATTATTTTCATCCATTATATTTTCTATTTTATTATTTCTGTTCTCAGATGAAGTAATTGATCCCCCAAAATGATATCTTAATACTTGTAATATGTTAGTTCTACATTGAGTAATTGTAAACCCTGATTGATAACCGTCTGTAATTTTTCTTATAAATATACATCCATCGCCGTCTATAAAACCAGCAATATAGGATGCGTGTGGTGGGTCATTTTTGAACCTCTGTAAGTGTATTTTATTGTCTTCGGTTATTCTGATCATTGTATATTATATCATATACTCTTGTCTCTAAGTTGTTTTCAATTTTAATAATATATTAATTATATTATTAAATTACATTTTTATTATTATTAATAAAATAAAATGACACGATAAATCGTAACACAATATTTAATTGGAGTAGGCGAGGCCGCCCATTCCTGACATAATTCTTAGCCATTATGTATGCCACTAAGTTTCCCTAATGGATTGGACTGTATCTTAAGCTGTTTCAGGTTGATTAGACCATCATTAACAACCAACACCCGTTCAGTCTCTGACGCCCTACCATATTCTATCATATCGAATTTAGGTAGTAAGCATGCGGATTGCCCAATCATTCTAACTATTACCATACCAGAGTTAAATCTCTGCCACATAACCCTTTCGGAATTATGCTTGGTGTAGAATGCTCTAAGGGGTTTCCCGAACAACAAGGTGTTTTGCAAAACTGATTGTAGTCAATAACAAACAATTTCACTAGCTACTAGCATATTTTGTGAGTGCTTAACCATTTTTTCTAAAGACAAGAGCTCACATTGTCTTTGTAGGTAGCTTTTCAACGCACTAAGTATTTTTACGTTGTAGTTGGTGGCATAGACACGCACCTTGGCAGTCTTGGTTCCCTCAACGGTGGCGTTGGAGAGGACAAGCTGGAGGGTGGCATTATCTATTCTGGAGAAGTTGCACGTGCCGCTGGGTTGATGCTCTTCCGGTCTCAAGGCGAAAGAGTACACGTTGATACCCTCATCAGGGTTTCTAGTGTGGGCCTGGTACGGCTGAACCCACGAGAAGTAGGTTCCTTCGCGCTCAGAGAAGCGGTCTTGGCCGTTAAGTTGGAGCTTAGCGGTGACGACGGGGTTTTGTCCCCAGCAGTGGAGGTCCAAAGAGGTCTCAGTGAGAACGAATGTTCCGGCATCAGAGACAGCAGATCCTTCATTGTGGCCAGAGGACAGATCCTTGAGTTGAGCAAGGATTGTGGGGTCAATGGTAGGATTGGCATTTTGAGGGACAGCAACGCCACCCATGTTGGCCTCATTGTAAGGATTGGAGGGACCGTGCCAATATCCAGTGAAACCAGAGGGCACATCATAGTCAAGAGCACCAGCATCATTGAACAGACCACGAGCATCAATGAACGCACGTTGGTCAGCAGCGATGGAAGCGGGGCCTCCGAAAGCATGGATAGCATTGGGGAGAGCATCGATCGCATCAGTGTAGTTGAAGGGTTGGGCACCAAGGACCTTGAACAGGAGAGCATCGCACACCAAAGATGAGCAATAATCAACGTTCTGATCGGGCTGGACAACCCAGATAAGCTCCTTAACGGGGTGGTTAAAGTTGAGCTTGATCTTGTTCGACGAAGAACCAACCGACTCATCACCAGTGAATTGGAGCTGGGTGATGAGGTATTCGTGGGGGTTCTGGGCGAATCTTCGGCGCTCGTCAGTGTCCAAGAAGATATAATCAACGTACAAAGAGGCGGCAACCAAAGACTGGTTGTAAGCAATAGCAGCAGGGACGGGGCGGCCGGGGGCATATTGGTTGGCGGCATAACTAGCAGATGCCTTGCCACCCGTGGGGTTGGAGGGATCATTGGGGGAAGCGCCAGAGTTGCAAGACAATGTGGTGACGGCCCACAAGCACTCATCAATAGGGCGGATATCAAGGTTGATCTTAACTTCGTGGTATTGGAGAGCAATCAAAGGGAGAGCAAGTCCCGGGTTTGTGCAAAACCAGAATTGGAGAGGAATGTACAAGGTGGTTTCAGGGAGGGCATTTCTGGGCGCGCAAACTTGACGGGGAGCCAAGGAGTCGCAAGGACCATCAACCTCAGAGAAAGAGGGATCAGTGATGAAGGTAAGTTGGGTTGTGTTACCAATCATCTTGAAATAACCACGCTGTTGCTCAGCAGTCATGGTGAGTTGATTCCAGATGTGCATCCAGTCACCATATTGGCGATCAATTCGTTGACCACCAATTTCGACCTCAACCTGAGCAATGAGTTGCTCACCGGGGAAGTCCAACCAACGGGCATAAACACCGTTTCCAACACCAGCAGCGAAGGAAGCAATGCCCATGAGTTGATTGATCTCAGGAAGAGTCACTTGCAAATATGTTCTATAAGCAAGATCTCCGTTTCTAGAGATAACGCATTGGACTCTTCGTCCAAAATCGGCCTGGCCGTTGAAAGTTTGCTCGATCGATTCGATGGCAAAGTTTGTGTACCTTCTGTAAGTGACCTTCCAGAAGGTGATTTGAGGATTACCTGTACATTTCCTCTACCTTATTTTTCAATAAGGATTAGACTATATCTTAAAAAGAATTTATATTTATCTAATTTAATTTACTAGAAACTAGTTCCATATTTAATATAAATTCACTCGAAAACCATTTAGTCGTTGAACCTTCTTCTTTAAACTTTTCTATTTTAATAATTATATAATTAATTTGTTCCATAATGATATTTTTTTTAGACGAATTATATTTTACTGTTACTGGCATCATGTTAGACCAATTCCAACATTTAAATTTTTCATCTTCATCAGACAAATTAAATTTACATACTGGTATTATATGATCTATTGACCAGAACAAACCGTAATTATTCCAGTTCATTTCTGCTGTAAAATTGTATTCGATCCATTCTCTAAAATATTGAATATTACATCCAATATAATTCATAGTAGTATCTTTCTTAGTAAGAACATTTCTTAAACGGGCTGCTAATGACTTTTTTATTCTGTAATTCATATTTGTATTTCGTTCATTTTTACACCATTCAGTCTTTTGTTCTTTTAAAAATTCCGGATAACATTCTAGACAAATCTTTTGTTTGTAAAATTTTTTTAGCTTAGTAAATTCTTTTAATGCTTTTTCCTTATCACATTTTTCACATTTTGCCAAATAATTTTCTGATTTTGTCTTTCTTAGATTTACTTTTCTTAGTTTATCCATCTCATTTAAACATTTTTTACATGTATTAGAATATGAATTATTTGTATATTTTCTAAATTTATCAATACACTTTTTATTTTCACATTTAACACATTGTTTGTCTATATCTACTATTTCATTAAGAGAATTCATCTATATATCATTACTCTATTTATTTTATATCATTTTTATATCATTTTAAAATATTAGTTTTAAGAAGCTTGGATGCTAATTGCCCATTTCTTCAAAAATTTACACTTTATAAGCGTAAACTTCAAATCATCTTATTCATTTTTACTATACCCAAGTTTTTTATCTTGGCCACAACTCCTTCACAAAAGTTGCTTAGTAGAATAAGCTTTAGGGGTTTCAAGCAGTTTGATCTTCTCACTAGGGATTTTCATGCTAAACAGTTACATGTTGTTTAACATCCCTAATTAACATCAGTGGTTAAGTTGCTAATTATTAGCAACAAAAGCCACAAAGGGTGTTATGAATATCTTATTCTTTCGATATTCCCCGACGTTTTTCTACCCTACAGGTTTTTAAGGTAAACATCTTGCGATGATCCTATGACTTTCGAAATAGGCCAGAGTACACCTTAGGAAATCTCAGGAATGCTTATTTCCTTCATTGATTCCCGACTGCCGTCTACTCGTTGAACCTTCATCTTAAATCTGGCGTTCCATCTTTTTAAAAAGATGGAGGCAAAATAAATTAATTAAAATGCCTCCAAAAATAAAAGATGAATTTATTACTTGAGATTTTTTGCTCCACTTTCTTACAAAGTTGTAAAAATTGGGATTTAAGATAGTTGGCTGCGGATTGCCCAATCTTTAACATTTTTACTATGCCATTGGTTATTATCCTATGGTATTATTTATGTCACCATAAATAAGTAGTAGTTAAAGCTCTAAGGGGGTTCCCGACAATTTGACAATCTTGCAAATCATTCAAAATTCCTAAATGATTTACTAGCGAGTTATATAATCACACACTTTCCTCTAAGTGAGTAATTCGTATATTTACACTGTTTACCTGTTATGGCGATATACGATCCATAACAGCAGCTCACTGTTGGCGCCCAAGTTGTTAAGCGCCGTAAGCTACGAGTTGCATGAGTCCGCCTCCCATTTTATATAATGGCTAAAGAAAAAAATTTTGGGAATTTTAATTTAATTGCTAAATAAATTAAATTAAATTATTAAAATTATAAACCCCGATGCTACATGTTATAACAATATTTTATTAATGTCAGTGTTGTCTTTCATAAACATGGACAAATATGATTCTTCAAATACCTCCTTTTTGCCTTCATGATTTTTGGTAAATATATAAGAATTGTTCCGTTTCTTAATAGACCAACCATTTTCTAAAGCATTGTATAAAAATACCATTTTTTGAAATTTAATTTTATCAATTTCAATTTGTTTATTATTCGTATTTAAATTAGATATATTTATTTCAATGTCCATGTCCGTTTGAATAACTGTTGAAACAATAATTTATCTTTAAACTTATTTGTATAATTAATTGGCTTATTTGTTCAAAATAGAATCACTTTAATTATTTTAATTATTTAATCATTTTAATTATTTAATATATTTTTTATAAATTATAAATTAAATAATTAATTACTAATTATATAAGTGATTAATATGCCATCTTTTAAGCCAAAAACAGCAAAAAAAATAAAGATATGTAAAAGATATTCAACGACACTAGATGGCAAACATAAGGAATTTATGACTGATTTTTCTAAAGATGAATATGATGTTATTCCTAAATTAAAAGCAGAAAGACAAATGATTAAGCAGCAATTAGATGGTAACAATAAATATCCTATTGAAAAAATAATGGAAATTAAAGATCGTCTTAGAGACATAAATGAAACAATCAAGGATTTAAAGGAAAAGAAAAATAATTATTTTCTTGAAAATTCTAAATATATATTTGAATATTTTGAAAACAAAAAGAATATTAATAATTTTGAATATAATACAAATAATACAAATAATACAAACAATACAAACAATACAAACAATACAAACAATACAAATAATACAAACAATACAAACAATACAAACAATACAGGCTCAAAGAGTCAGGCATTATTTAATTTTTTTAAAATTCAGTGTCATGAACCTGATCAAAATATAAATGTTAATGAAAATAAAAATAAAAATATTGTTCAAAAATATTTATGTAATATTGATGAATCATTTTTAGACATGAATTCATTTATAAGAGTCACTGATATATGTCAAAGTTGTTATAAGGGTGAGTTAATACCTCTTGATGATGAGGGCGTCTTAATTTGTAATGAATGTGCTGTTAGTGTACCTTATCTTATTGAGAATGAGAAACCATCTTATAAAGAACCCCCTAAGGAAGTATGCTTCTATGCTTACAAAAAAATAAATCATTTTAAAGAGATTTTAGCGCAATTTCAAGGCAAAGAAACAACGCAAATCCCAGATGATGTGATTGAACAAATACAACAACAAATTAAAAAGGAAAGAATTAATATTGATCAACTAACACATTACAAGACCAAGGAAATTCTTAAAAAACTTGGATTTAATAAATATTATGAACATATCGCATTTATTAAAAATAAGTTGGGGATTAAACCGCCTGTATTTAGTCCAGAATTAGAAGAAGTGTTGTGTAATCTATTTATGGAAATTCAGTCGCCGTATGCTAAAACTTGCCCTGATTATCGGGTTAATTTTTTGAATTATTATTATGTGCTTTATAAATTTTGCGAGCTTCTTGGGGAAGATCCTTTCTTAGAAGATATACCCATGTTGAAAGATAGAGAGAAACTTATCGAACAGGACGAGACATGGAAGAAGATGTGTGTTGAATTAGATTGGGAGTTTATTGCTACTGTATAATTTATTTATTTTTAACGAGTTTCTTTGCCGTGCTTCCAATTCTTTGGTTCTTCAATTCTTCCATCACTAAAGTATCTAGTTATTTTTGTACCAGGCCAACCACTTGAACTATTTACTTGTTTACTTTTTGTAAATATTACTCTACCAGGTTTATCTGTCTCAATTTTTATAATCTCAAATTCTTTAGTGCCATCTGAGTATTCATGCGTAATTTTCCAATCATTTCTATATATTTTAATTTTTGAAGAAACAAGCTCTCTCGGTCTTATTATTGGTATTTTTTTTCTATGTAATGATTTGACAATTAATGGTGTATGGCCTACTACTTCAAAATCATCATCTTCTGATTGATTTCTTTCTTTCTTCGCAATTGTTAGATGTTGTGTTGTATTTGTTTTAGATTTTTGGCTACGACTATGACTACGAGCATTTTTACGCGTTCCTTTAGATCCAGAGTTTGACCCAGAACTTGATCTTGATCTTGATCTTGAGCCCTGTTTACTTGTATCCATAATATAATATAATTGGATAAAATATATATTTAATTAATATAAAGATAATTTATATTATAGTGTATAATATAAATATGTCTAATACCAATACCCCAACCCCTAACCCAAAAACCCTAGCAAATATTATGAATACAATTGAAACTGCTGTAAATCCAAAGACGGCACAGGAAGGATTAGCATTGTTAAGTAAGCCAGATGAATTAGTATCACGAATGCAATCCGGAGCTGATTATTTTAAGCAGCAAACTGGACGCAACATGACTTACTCAGAGATGCGACAGATGTACGGATAATTTAGTTGCTGGATAATTTAGTTGCTGGATAATTTAGTTGCTGGATAATTTAGTTGCTGGATAATTTAGTTGCTGGATAATTTAGTTGCTGGATAATTTATATATCTCTTAATTAATAATTAATAATTAATAATTAATATCATAAATATTTATTATTTAAATAGTAAGTTGTTTGGTTTTAGAGTCCACCCGGGAACCCTACCAAGTTGGCACCAATACCAAACCCAGCTCCAGTTCGAGCCGACACTCCCATACTAGGAATATATGTGTCTAAAATGGCGAAAGTCGCCGCAGCAGTCAACGCAAGTAATATAATTTCCTCAATATTCAAGGATTTTTTAGGGATCGCAAAAGCAGCAATTGCTACCATTAGACCCTCAATCAAATACTTAATAATTCTCTTAGCGAGTTCAGCAACATTAAACATGGCCATTCTTATATAAATTAAAAAGAAAAAAATAATAATTATATAAATTAAAACTTAAAACGAACAACTAAATAAATATATAATGAGTGGAAAGTCTAAATCGAATGTCGCCAAAAAACTGGCTTTTGATCGAAAATTAAGAAAGGATGGATCACCGAATCCTAAATATGTCGATCTATTGGACCTTGATAAGCCAATCGCTGGTCAACAATTTGGATGTTTTTCTTTTATTACTCCCGAAAAGATTTTAAAACAAAGAGAGATGTTTTTATTTGAAGAGTTCCTAAAGAAGTGGGAATTTTCTAAATCTATGGAAAAATTTGGGCAATTCATTAATTTTGTTTCATTCAAGTACAAGTTAATTTTTGAGGATGTAATGAAAGACTATGAAGGATTTGTAAAGGAGGAGAGAGATAATATTATTAATTCATCTATTGAGGACGATTACAAGACATTTTTAGATAAGAACGAGGATGAACTAGAGAAGCAGTTTAATATTAAATATAACTTCCAAACGTCGGTCAGAGGCTTCAAATCCAGAGGCAATTTTGCCACACAAGAGGAGGCAGAGATGCGCGCTAAATTGTTGCGTGAAACTGACCCGAGTTTTGATGTTTTTGTCGGCCCTGTTGGTCAGTGGCTTTGCTGGGATCCTGAAGCATATAAGACGGGTCGCGTCGAATACATGGAAGAAGAGCTTAATCAGCTGGCACAAGAGAAGCAAAAGAACGAGACTGTTGCTAAGACTGCGTTTGAGCAACGTGTCAAGGAAACAAAGCAAAAGGCAATTGATGATAATAAGAAGAATGCCGAGAAGCATGGTAGCTCTTTGACTCAAGATATTGATAATGAAGGCAATTTGGTCGGTGTTGAGGATGCTAAGTTTGCTAAGAATGATAATATTTCGGTTGCTGATATTCGCAGCGAGTTATTTGATGCCGAAAATGTTGTTGTTGGGCAAACCGATTATGGTAGATCTAAGCTTGTTAGTGGGCCTTTTGCTGTAAAGAAGGATGATGATGATAGTATGGATCAAGTTGATTAATTCAACCTTTTCAACCTTTAAAAAAGGTTGATCCAAATATAAAATATATTTTACGTTATTTCAAAGTAATAAAGTAAAATGATTAAATAACACTATAATAATAATCATCTATTATAATTTTATTTTTAACACTGCGACTCATTCTAGCAGTTGATATGCCTTCGGCTTTTGCCGCCTTTGCGATTGTACCCCATGTTGCTAATAAGATATCTGTTTTATCTTCTCTCTTATACACTTTTTTACCAGTTGAACAAATTAGTTTGGGAATGTATTCATGTTTTATAATAGATAATCCATAATAGCCTTCATTGTTACCATCATCTGTCCATACTACTGCTTTCAAGGCATAAGGGGATTCATTCAAATATTCTTTGATTTCTTTCATATCATTTTCAGATAATTCTTTGCCTACAGAGACCTTCCATTTTTGATATTCACTCAATAAAACCGAATTTAATACTTTTCCACAATCCGAAAAATGACATACTTGAAATATAAATGTCTCAACATTCGAATTTTCCTTTGACTTTTTATACTCAACTGGTTTTAATTTGATTCCACTATAACCGTGATTTGCTTCGATGCGTTTTGGTTTAAATCTTATGTCTAAATATTTTTTAAGAGAGTGGAATACTTCTTTGGTTGGTTTCACTTGGCTCCATAAACGATAACGTCCTTCCATGTTGACAGAGTATTCTTCTACGTCTGAACGCACAATACAGACGCTAGCGATAAACTCATTGAATTTTTTATCTAATTCAGTCTCAGTCGTTGGTGTAAACACGATTTGTGTTTCATTTGTCATAATGTTAGGTTGTTCTTTTAGTTTTTTATTTTCAATTTTCAACTCTCTATTTTCAATTTCTAACTTTTTATTTTCATTTTCCATTTCTTTAATTTTATTTTCCAAGTCTTCATTTAGTTTCATTATTCTGTTAAAATTATCTATGCTGTAAGTTTTAGAATGAATAATGTCGTTGATATGTTTAGTTAATTTATCAATAGTAAAATTTGTGTCATCGTAGGCTATTATTTCTGTTTTACTTTTTCCATTTAGTTGTATGCTGCGAATTTGTCTTTTAATTTTTGGGTATGACTTTATTAAATTTTCAATTTCTACTTTATTTTGAACTCTAAAAGCCTCTATTAATTCAAAATTTATATAACTTTTACGATGATCATTTAGTCTAGTTGCTAAGTCATTTGTGTGACCAAATTTTATTAGTTTCTCATTTGCTTCATTTGTGTTGCCAATTGTTCCAAAATATATACATTCAGTATTTAATGGGAAATGAACAATTATTGCTTGTTCTACTGCTCTTTGTTTTTCTTTTTTTGAATTTTTAAGTGCTACATCTTTTTCCAAAATAATATTTTCTTTTTGCTCTAATTGAAGTCTTAATTCGTCCGTTTCTTCTTCTACAATTTGATGTAAAACTTCTTCCATTTTCATATAATATTCATGTATTTCACCCGCCTTTTTTGTTTGTGCTTTTAAACACAATGACTTGAAACATTTTATGGTTAATAATATAGTTTGTTTGTTTTGTCCACCCCATTTTTCATCATTTGAACTTGCTTCACCTAAATGTGAAGCAAGATTTTTATAATCTACATCTAGTTTAAAATGTTTTTCTAACATTCTTATGGATGTAAATTTTGAAGCAAATCCTAACCATTTCCATATATTATCTAAATCAACAACAAAATCTATATTTTTATCATAATTTAAGTAGCAATAAAAACTACTTACAAATAATTGTTGTTCAAAACCACTAAAATTCTCTTGAATTTTATTTATTAATTTGCTATTATATGCCTTTGATAGCTTAGATATTGGATTTTTCTCTATGAGTTCTACGATGTTTAATTCTTGCATCTTATTATATATTTTATAATAGGATACTCTTTAAGTTGTTTAATCTTGCTTATATAATTTAAAAGCAAGAATTATATAAGCAAGAACCGCTTATATATTTTGAAAGCGGTTTTTATAAAAGCGGATTACCACTTTGTCTTTTTTACCGCGATTTTGGGTCCCTGGCCACGTTTCTTAACGTTATTTGGATCATATTGCTCCTCTTCGTCATCATCATTGATGGATTTGGATAGTTCCCAGAATTCTTTGGACCCTAATCTGAAATCATTGTGTGCGTCAGCTTTGTACCAGAACACTTGATCCTGTAATTTGTTGGATTTGGCGTTATTATTTATTACTAGGCACTCATAATTCTCAGTACATTGGTCCATCACTTGGCAAAATGACTCCAATGTGGGGAACATGCCTGCGTAATTCTCATAAATGCGCTTCCTATTTGCGATATACGGCTCTCTCAAAATAAACACGTAATCAATATTGGTTCTTAGCGTGGGTGGAATGCCCAACGGATATTGCATTGTGATGATCAACATCACCTTCCAATGCCGGCCATTCATGAAAAGGAGCCTCATTAATTTATCGCGAGACCATGTGTTGTCGTATAAACAATCATCTAGAATTACAAAAGTTCTAGGGTCAATCGTCGACCGCTTAAATTGCTCCATTTCTTTCTTAATCTGTTTCAAAACTTGCCGCTGGCGCTTCAAAATGTTCTCAATAATGGCCGTGTTATATTCATTATGGATGAACAATTTTGGCACTAATGCGCCGTAAAACCCGTTACCTTCTTCTGTTCCAGAAATAACAGTCCCAATTGGAATACTTTGTTGATAAAAGAGCAGATCCCTGACCAAAAATGATTTACCAGTATCACGACGACCAATTAAAACTACAACAGGCCCTTTTGATTCATTGGGTTTGAAACTAATGCTCTTCATATCAAATCTTTTTAATTCTAAATTCATTATTGTTGTTATTATTATTTTAAAATATTATTTTTATTTTTATTTAACTAATATATAACTAATATTAATGTCTAACAAAGTACATATTATTGGTCCTTTTAATACTGGAACAAATTTACTACATAATATTATAAAAAAGTGTAATTGTATTGATTTAAATACGAATGAACCGGTTATTCTTGAAGATCAACATAAACCCTTTAGTAAACATACAATAAAAATAAAAGATATTAATGAATATATTTCTAACAAGAACAATTTACTTATTATCATGTATAAAAACGTTTATAACTGGTTATATAGCATAAAAAAAGCACCGTATGATGTTAAATTCACCAAATTGTATTCCTCTGTTGAATTATTTTCAAAGACATTTCCTAATATGATCGAAGTATACAACTTTTATTATATTAATTATTTATCATTATTAAATCAGTTTGATAATGTCATTTTTCTAGATTATGAAAAAATTATTGATACGCCTACATCATATGATTACCTTAATACTAAATTATCAAAAATTAAGTTAAGTGTTTTATCAAAGGATAACTATTATTTAGAATTATCCAGACCTGCTAAACAACATGGAGTCAGTGTATCGTGTGCCACTGAAGCCAACAAAAAGTTCAAAAAAAATAATGATATGGTTAAGAGCTTTGTACAACAGATCCCCTCCTTTAATAAAAGTATTAAATCAGAATTGATTGCTTTTTTTGAACATAATTAATTTTGAAATTATAATAAACATTAAGGATTTTTAAATTATAAGTTAAATATTATTTTAATTTATATTTTTATTAGCTAATAACAATGTTTAGTGTTAATTATCAAAAGAGGAAGAATATTAATCTGTTTAACAAGTTTCAAACTAACAAGCGGATAAATTTATCAAATGTTCAGAATTATTTGCCCATTTATGAGCGTTTTTTTTCATTAAATAGTACAAATAATAATTCTATTAATTTGAATCATCTATGGTCGATATCAGACATTAAAGAGAAAGAGAAAGAGAAAGAGAAAGATAATGATATTTCGGATAATATCTTTACTTGTAAACTTAAGAACATTTCAGACATTGAAGACTTTACAATGACTCAAAAGGTATTTTTTAAAATGGCACCTCTATTAGATCCATTTAAATATTTAATAGGTAAATATAACTACACTGATGAACAATTGTTTAATTTGCCATCATTTGATAAAATTTTAAAAACACATCCAAAGGTAAATGATCCGAATAATTCATCTTACATTGATGGTTTCTTTTGTTTTTTAACTAGTCAAATGCTAAATAAACATGGCTTTATTCATGGCGTTGACTATTATGGTTCATTTTTAGCTATGAAAAATAATTTTAAGTTGAATATTATTGATGATTTAGACTATTTAATTACATCTGAGTTTTTTAACAAGAAACAGAATATTCTATTTAGTGTTGAGGATTATAGTCACTTAACAATGACGGATGATGATGATGTGAGAGTATTAAAGCCGTTAAATATTTCTAGTGGATCGCAAAAATCAATATTGTCTGCTAAATCTATTGATGAAAATATGTTTGATAATATATTTGATAGTAATTGTGCTGCTACTACTGCTACTAATAATATGGTTGATTTGAACAATCATATAACGCTTAATGATGTGAAACATATGAATGTTGATTTAATTGATATTATGCACTCAAGCGAGTTTAATGTTAATGAACAAAAAAAATCAGAAACGCTTAAATCTGGATCAACCTGTTCGTCTAGAACGTCTCATACCAATGACAATGATAGTGATATCAATAGTAGCACTGATAGTGATAATAAAATTAAATGGGATAATTGTGGGGATTGTGATGGAGTTGTGTCAGGATCAGGATCAGATTCCGATATAACTAGTCAGAGTTTAAAAAAACATAACAGCAATTCTGATAACAATTCTGATAACAATTCTGATAACAATTCCGAAAGTAGTTTTGATAGCTCTTCTGATATTGAAGAAGAAACTTTGATGGCAACATTTCCAAAATTCCCTGTACAGGTTATTTGTATGGAAAATTGCGACAGCACATTTGACGATTTAATTATGAATAACGAATTATCACATGATGAATGGTTTTCGGCATTGTTACAAATAATTATGATTCTTATTACATATCAGAAAGCATTTTCATTTACACACAATGATCTTCATACAAATAACATAATGTATATTCAGACTAACCGAAAATTTATTTATTATTGCTATAAAAAGACATATTATAAGGTGCCAACTTTTGGTAAAATATTCAAAATAATAGACTTTGGTCGAGCGATATATAAATATGATGGCAAAATATTCTGTAGCGATAGCTTCCAAATTGGAGGCGATGCCGCAACACAATACAATACTGAACCATATTTTAACGACAAAAAGCCACGATTAGAGCCTAATTTTAGTTTTGATTTATGTCGGCTAGCATGTTCCATTTTTGATTATGTTGTCGATGATATTGATAATATTAAGAATATCAATGAATGTGAACCGATTGTTAAGTTAATTGTTGAATGGTGTATTGATGATAATGGCATAAATGTGTTATATAAGAATAATGGTCAGGAACGTTATCCTGATTTTAAATTGTATAAGATGATTTCTAGATGTGTTCATAATCATACACCAACTGCGCAGTTAAATAGATCAGAGTTTAGTAAATTTGCTATACATAAGAATAATTTACCCAAGAATGAACATATTTTAAATATTGATGAGTACCCTGCTCATAGTTAATAAATATTACGAATTACGATTTATTTTCATTATAATAATATATTTATAATTATAGTTATAAATATATGTCCGATTTTGGATTTATACTAACAAGACATGTAAATTCCTATAAAACAAATGAATATTGGAATCATTGTATAAAACTACTTCGAACAGCCTATCCTTTAAAAAAAATAATAGTAATTGATGATAATAGTAATTATAAATATGTCAAGTCTAAATTTAATTATACTAATGTAGAAATAATACAATCTGAGTATCCTGGTAGAGGTGAATTGTTACCATTTGTATATTTTTTAAGACATAAATGGTTTGATAATGCTGTAATTATTCATGATAGTGTATTCTTTCATAAACGCATTCCATTTGAAACCTTTAAATTTCCGGTTTTACCTTTATGGCATGCTAAATCTGACAATGAAAACGTTACGAATTTACTGCGTATATCGTCATATTTAAACAATAATTCAGTTATTATAAATAAATTACTAGAAAATGGATCCAATATATTAGGATTATCACAATCAACACAAAACCCTACTATATGCTTTGGATGTCAATGTTATATTAATCATAGATTTCTGCTTAAAATAGAGCATAAATATAAAATAAGTAATTTGATCAATGTTATAAAATGTCGAACAGACAGACAGGGATTGGAACGCGTTTTAGGTGTTTTATTTACAACTGAATTCAATTCATTGCTTTCTATTAAATCATTATATGGTAACATTTTTTCACATTATAAAGCGTTTCATTATAATTATGATAATTATATAAATGATTTTAATAATAACCATTTTTATGGAGTAATTATCAAGGTTTGGTCTGGAAGATAAGTAAAAATTAATAAGTAAAAACACATTATATTTAATATTTTAAATTAATAATAAATATGTTAGATAAATTATGTAATATTCCTATTTCTATGCCAATATGTTCAAGTATATTATCATTCACAAACTCATTAATTTGTATTTTATTTATGTATAAATATAACGAAACAAAGGATGTTAGTTGGTTTATAAATTTATCCTATTTTTTCTTGACATATTTATTAATAGATCTTTTTTTGAATATATATATGCTGTGTGTAAGCAGCAATAAATTTGATACTCAAAAATGTAAAGAAAGTATTTTTCATCATATAATAACCGGTATATTGATTACATGGGGCATCACATTTCGATTTGGTATCGAAATTATTCCAGAGACTATTTATAAAATTATATTATTTGAAACTAGTACAATATTTTTAAATTTTCGTATTTGGATAAAAGAATATTTGAAAGTCAATAATAAAAATAATGAACATTTATTATATAACTTTGTAAAAAAAATACAACCATTTAATGATGTTATATTTGCTGTGTTATTTCTTTATAATAGATGTTATATTGGCATAAAAGATATTCTTTTCAATACAGAGTTTTACAATAAAATGTTATCCAATGAAGGATTGGATCCGTTACTTTGCGCATCTTCAATGCGCAACGGTGTAAATAGATTTATTATTTTTATTCTAATAATATTTTTAATACTTAATATGTATTGGGGTGGAATTATATTCAAGGGATTTTATAAACTATTTACAAGATTACAACCAGAAGATCAAAATCAACCAGAAGATCAAAATCAACCAGAAGATCAAAATCAACCAGAAGATAAAGAATTTTTGTTAATTGAAAAAATATCATCGCAATTACAAGCAAATAGAGATGATATAAATAAAAATATATAAAAATATATAAAAATATATAAATAAAATAATTATTTTAAAATGGTGGATTATCAGTAAACGCAATAGGAGTCGATCCTATCGCATTTTCAGCAATGACTGGGGTCAGTTGTTCATATACAAAGTTACCAGAAACAACACTAACATAAACGATTAATGTATCCCTAATAAGAAACTTTAATGGCTTACTTTCTTTATCGACAAATCTCATTTCTAAAAATTTTACAATAAAAAAAATAACAGATATTATTCCTGCTACTAAAAATATATTATTCATTTACAATATATTTTTACTTTCTTATTTAAAAGAAAACGCATTTACGTTAATATTTCAATATCATCTAACAATAAATCGGCGTCCAATTTGACTTCAGGGCGGCCTATTATATGAATGTCTAAATTTCCTAGCTCTATATCTTGATCAGAAATTTTTAATTTATCATTTTCTTCCTCCTCCTCTTCCTCCATTTTTCTTTGTATGTTTCTTAATGTACTAATTTCTTCTAATCTTTCAATTGTCTTTGGAGCATTTACTAGTTGTTCCTTATTATTATCATCTATTATTGAATCCATGTCATTAAATTTGAGGGAAGGTGTATGTTCATTTGTTTCCAATTTGTGTATGCCAGTTGTTTCCTTATTCTTATCTTTTTCATTTTCCTTAATTTCCGAAATAAATTCTGTATCACCTTGAGCATTTAATGGCGCACTTTTTTCAACAATTTGCTCCTTTATTTCCTCAATAACATCCTCCTCTACTGTCTCATCCATATATGCTCTTAGAATACTTTCAATTGGGATACTTTCTCTAACGGCGTTCAGGATACATTCTTGAACTATAATCTCCAATTCTCTGTTGTGTTTTTGTACTTGTAATGGCATTGGACTGATCTCAAATAAATAAACATTTCTGTAGATCTTTCTAGCAACATTTACATAAGCCTTATGTATAAAATCATCTAACTTAGGAATATTAATATCAATCTTCTTCTGTTTTTGGCCTACTCTCATAGCAGTTAATAATTTTAATTGAATAATATGAACACAAGTAACCAATTCTTCTAAATAATTACAACAACTCTTCTCAATAATTCTCTTTCTTTCAGTTTCAATAATATTCGCATTCCATTTTGGAATACGAGCAATCAGATTTTGAAATGTCATCAAATATTTATCCATTTCACCGTTTGTTTTACAAAGAGTAATAGACTCATCAAATATAGACTTAAATCCTTCAATAATTAATGGCGTCAGAATTGTCAACAAACGAGCACCCCATTCGTTCTTTGATTCGTGTAATGAACTTACATTAAAATCATCCATGTTTATGTAAATATTTAACCTTTTATTTTCTTTTTTTAAACTTAAATTTTATTACACTTTAATTTGGATCGATATTCTCTAAAAATGAGTATTTTAACGATCAAAATTGTCTTACCATATATCGTCACAAAAAATCAAGATATATTCCTCTCTAAGTCTCAGTCACAGAAAAAAAGCCAAAAGTAAAAAGGGAAATGGAATTTGGACATTTATAAATGTCCAGAGAAATGTCCAAAAATGAAAACCCAAAAAAAGTCTTGAAAAAGGGGTGTTTTTTGAGGGTTTCAGATCATAATGCTCTAAAAATTATTTTACATGTGTAAAAAACTGTGATGCTAATTTTTTACGTAAAAAATATATAAACTAAAATATTACACTATTTTATAACTATATGGATACCAAAAATAGTGAAATGGATACTTTATTTAGTGAAAATAGTGAAAATAATAATGCGTTTTTTGAATGTAAAAAATGTGACTATAAATGCTATAAGAAACAACATCTGAATCAACATTTTAATACACAAAAACATATTTTGAATAATGGAAACTTTGTATCCAAAAATGGAAACCAATGGAAACCATGTGACAAATTTAATTGCGATTGTGGAAAGCAATACGCTAATAAGAGCGGAATTTGGAAACATAAAAAAATATGTAATTTTGGCAACATACCAAATAGTGAATATGATAAAATGATAACAGAACCATCAACCAAAGCAATTATAGATCTAATGAAACTACAAATGATTGAAAATCAAGAATTACGGCTATTAATGTTAGAGCAACAAAAACAAATGTATGATTTAGCATCAAATTCGTTTAATAACACAAATAACACAAATAATACTAATAATACTAATAATACAATTAATAACACTAATTGTAATAATACATTTAACTTAAATCTATTTTTAAATGAGCAATGTAAAGATGCTTTAAATATTAATGAATTTGTTGATACAATTAAAGTTAAACTAACAGATCTGGAAAATTTTGGCCATTTAGGTTATGTCGAAGGTGTATCGCGAATTTTTATAAAGGGTCTCAATGAGTTACATGCGTTTAAACGACCCATACATTGTAGCGATTTGAAGCGTGAAGTGCTGTATATTAAAGACAATAATCAATGGACAAAGGAAACTGATGATAAACCTGTATTTAAAAATGCCATTAAACATGTCGCAAATAAGAATATAAAACAGATCCAAACTTGGAAAGATGAACATCCTGGATGTTGCGAATCAGATTCCAAAAAGAATGACCAGTATATTAAAATAGTAATGAATTCCATGTCAGGAGGTACAAATGAAGAACAGCATAATAATATTTCCCACATAATAAAAAATATTTCCAAAGCAGTTACGATTGATAAAAATCCAAATTTTTAATTTGAATAATTTGAATAAAAATAATTATATTTTGAATAAAAATATAATTATATTTTGAATAAAAATATAATTATATTTCTACATAAATGATATATTTTCCAATACCATTTTATTATCTAAAAATGTAAAATTAAGCACAAATAGCAGCAATAGTTTTTCATTACGAAACTCTTTTCGCACTTTATTAAAAGCAATAAGCAACTCGTATTGTTTTTCACACGAAATCTTAAGATGTCCATCTTCTAACAATTGAATAACATCTAAAGCACTATATGCTTTTTCATATAATTTGTTTATAAATGTTAAAATAGTTGCCTCATTAGGTTTGTTAGTCATTGTCTTATCCAATTCTGTTTTTAACCATTCTAATCTTTGTTTTTTTAAATTTTCCATTTTAAAGGTTTGATCCAAATTATACTTATATAGATTTATTACGCGTCCATTATGCTCAGGTTCTGGAATATATATCTCACAAAAACGAGACAAAATTGGCTTCAACATTTTATATTTGTCTTCTACTATAATAAAAAAACGTGTATTATGACTGAATAATTCAATACATCTTCTTAGAGCCGATTGCGCATCCATTGTTAGTTTATCTCCATTAAATAATATAATACTTTTAAAAATATCACCCCCATTTGAATTAATATGTGTCTTAGCAAAGAACTTTAATTCATCTCTAATAAATTTTATACCTTTGCCATGCGCGCAATTTACATACATCACAAAATCTTTGATTTTCTCCTTATTATTATCATAAATTAGTGAGATAAAATCATTTACAATCTTGCTCTTACCACTACCAGATGATCCGTTAAAAATAATATTAGGAACTTTCTTATTTTTATGAAAATAATCAAGTTTGTCCTTTATATTTTGATGAATATTTAACATTTGTTAGTTCTATCTAATAATACATAAGTGTTTTTATATTTAAATAAAGCGTATTATTTTAATATAAATAAATATTACCATTTATAATATTATAATATTATAATTTTATGGATGGTTTACCAAAAGGATTTGACTATTTATTTTATTCATCTTTTTACCCAGACTTGAATAACGCATTTGGTCAAAATGAAGAATTATTAAGAAAACATTATAAACATAATGGACGTTTTGAAGGCCGAAAATATTGTAATATACCTGACAATTTTAATTGGACCAAATATGTTAGTTATGTTAATAATAAAAAAACTATTTTTGGAGAGTATATAAAATTAGATTTTAAGGAAGATGCTATAAATCATTATATTACATTTACTGCGCCAAAAATACCGCCAGAATGTTTAGATGTAGATGATCATATAGATAGTGATGTTATACATATGGACTCTAAACCAATATATATATTATATTTTTGTTTTTTGAATAGAGGCAAAGATTGGATGAGAATGATACATGATCAATTAAATGATGTTAAAAAGAGTGGTATTTTTAGTAAAAGCAAGTTTCATGCTGTTATTTATGGACATCAAGAAGATATTATTAAAGCACAATCAATGATGGAAAATTTAATTTTTCAAAAAATAGATATTACACCAGTATATACAAATCGGTATGAATTTCCAGCTATTATAAAAATTAGAGAATTGGCCATACTAAACCCAGATAAAATATTTATTTATTTTCATAGCAAAGGTATGGTAAATCATAATTTTGGAACATATAGAATTATGTTAGAACGTAAACTAACATTAAGTACATTTTTGAATTGGGATGAAACCCTTTATAAATTTAATACAGATCCAAATATACAAAAGGCAGGTCTTATTCCAGCAGAAACAGGACATATATGGTTTAATTTTTGGTGGGCACGAGGGTCATATTTAGCATCATGTGACGCAATTATAGAACCTAGTCCACTTACGGAACCCGATCGATTTATCTGTGAAGGCTGGTTAGGTAAAAGTGGAAGCAAAACATGGAGAGACAGTTATTCAATCATAAATAAAAATGTATCTTTTTCATCAGATCCATCGAGTGATTGTTGGGCAAAAACTTGTCATTACTGTGATTAAATAAAGCCAAAAAATATATATTTTATTTGATTCTAAAAATATATATTTGATTCTAATTATTAACTTATACAACACTAGACAAACTATGTGTGTAAGGATTTGCTTTAAACGCATCTAACAATCCCGGATCTATGCGATTATTATTTTGATACGCATTTGTATATTGCGGTGTATTTGTTGTACCATATGTCTGTACTGATGGACCTGATGCCAAAGTAGCACTAGGTGCCCACATGCGGTTATTTTCGCGATCAGTATCTAATTTAGACATTGACATATTAATATTTGAATTAAAATTCTTAGAATTTCCATGGTTAGTTCTTCCAGCAACTGATTTTTCCTTGGCCTCACTGTTAGTCTGTCTATATACCGAATCATATTGTCTGGTTCCATGTTTTGACCCAGCTCCGCCCGATGGGTTCAATTGAAAGAAATCAGTTGTAGTATCACGCTGATTTGCGATTGTCTGATGATCAATTACCTGATATGCTCCATTAATTTGATTTCCAATATAACTATTTGGCTGATATAGAGTCGTCTCCTTAATTGTTGTATTCGTAATATCACAGTTATTATGTACATAATTTCCAGGCACTTCGCCTCCAACATTACCATACACTCTCATATTGGCGCTATATTCTTCCTTCTTTGATGGTCTAAATGCGTCCATCAGCGGAGCAATAACAGCACCAATTGCGCCAGAAAACCCTGACCCAAATGTTTGGGGCTGAACATTAACACTACGGTTGTTAGTATAATTTGTATGACTCTTAAAAAATTCCTCTCCATCAGTGTGAGGCCCGCGCCCACCAGCATTTGAATGCTGTACATCAAATCCTTCTAATTGTGTGCGTTTGGTTTCCTCATGCGTCATTGGTACATATCCAGCAGTCTTAAGATTTGAATTTGGCGTACCAGTAACATGTTTAGTCGTCTCATTTCTATTAGACGTGTGGAATATCTCATCAGCAACCATACGAGTAGCTTTTTCAGCTCCAGTAGTAGTAAGCCATCGGTCTTGCGAGTTAACAAAGAATCCATCGGGTCTATATTTTTCGACCTTTCCTTGGATCCCAACATTTTTAATGGATGATTGCGCTGGACCTTGGAGGTTTTCTAAACTATATTCCAACTTGGGGTTTGTTACTACACGTAATTCATCAACAGTTCGATCCAACCAAGCGTTTCGGTCTTCCATACCAGAATTAAACCCACCACTGCCTTCGGCAGAAAACCCCTTTCCTAAACCGGGTCCTACATTAATAGATTCAAATGGCTTCACCATATTATTCTTTAGTCCAGGCGCAACACGCGACTGCATAAAGTCACTCATATTAGGGGCACCATGTGTCCATTGTACATTATCTTGCGGCTTAAATAATGGTGCCTGCTCGATCTTTTTAATTACTTGTGAGCCAGATCCGATATAATTGTCTAAAATTGTCTCGGCGTTGTTATTATTATATAGTTGACCCTTGGGCTTACCCCCATTAAAAGGGACCATATTATTATGCTTAAATTGTTCTGAATCCATATACGTGCCAGTTAATGAATATACTTGCTGAATATTGGAGTCAACCTTTCCACCAGCGCGTTGTTTTTGTTCATATACATTTTGATTGAAATATTTATCAGTGGCTGTATTTGGATTGGGATATTCCTGAACAGTGGAGACAAGCTCTTTATTGTTCATTATTGGATAATTTGTGGGAGGCACATTGGTGTTTGGTAAATAATTTACTTTGGCTCCCATACTAGTGAAATTCTCCTTGTTAGAATTTGTGTTACTGTTAGAATTTGTGTTACTGTTAGAATCTGTATTGTTAGTTGTATTATTTTTATTAGGATTTAAAATGTTGGATTTTGATTGATTTGATACAATATACATTCCTCCTAATCCGAGTAAAAGTAAACCTATTTCCATTATATATAATATATACCTTTTTTTAAAAAGTATTATAAAAGTATTATAATATTTTTATATTTTTGTATATTGGTTTATATATTTTATGTTTTATTTGCTACTAGTGGCATTATTTTTGATAGTACCTTTGTTACCAGGATTGCTATTATTACTACTATTATTTTTTGTATTTGTATTTGTATTTGTATTTGGTTTCGGCAATGTTGTATAAGTTTGACTATTTTGCGGCATCTCACAATCTATATTGCGTTTGAAAAAATCCTTTTCAAAAATTCGTGTACTAACATTATTTCTAAAGTTCATTTCTGTATGGGCTTGCGGATCAATCGGCAAAATATATGCGTGATTTTGAGGCAAATCGCGAGCCGTCCAAGCAGGCATAATTGCTCTTGATTGTTCTGTTGTTAAACTATCGCAAACCGGATACACAATTGGCTCAGCACCTTTAATGTATTTATCATTAGGTTTGAGACAATCGCGATTTAAAGGTCTATCTATTCCTAAAAGAGAACTTTGAATATCAATTGATTTTGTCCACAAATTTCCACCCCATTTTTGCGGAATAATTTGAGGGTCTAGTTGGAAACAAGGTTTGTCGCCATTTCCAGGCACATCAATTACCCACCTGCCTTGATCTGTTTGTTGTTGTAATTGTTTTGCTATTCTTGCCGGGTCATCATGAAATCGTGTAAATGCCATTTTATATATATAATATAAAATATATAATATAAAAATTTTATTTATTTTTTGTATTATATCGTCGGACGATACTATTATATATAATTAACTTTATCTTAATTTATAAACTTAATTTTTTATTTTGTGTTAAATCCACAAATAGGGACCGTCGCCTTTAACTTCAACGTCCGTCTTATCAGGATCGACATCTAATTCTTTTCGCCGCCCTTTAACTATCCAAAAAAACTCGCCATTATCACCATAAACAGTGAATTTATTATGCTCTAATTCAGAAGTATTAAAATTATTTATGTTTCCATTATAAATTGGCGTCACTTGTATAAAGAAGTCAGTTGCGAATGATGACACATAATATGGTAATTGAATTGACACACTGCTGCCATTTATTATCTCGCCTTTGCCTCTATAATATACACCTGCTTCTGGCCCTTCTAAACAACCATGAACTAGATATTTATCTGGATTTACTGGATTGTCAATCACAAATGTTTTGGTTGAATTGTAATATAATGTATTGTCAGTTGTACTATAAAATACTTGACCAGTTGCTCCTGTCACCCCAGATGTATTACTTATTAATGGCGTAAATGGGCTAGCGATTGAATTAACATAATAGTATCCTGTAGCTCCAGTTATGCCTGCCGCACCAGTTGCTCCTACTGCTATTTGATATTGTCCAGATCCTGATACAGACACAGATGACCATAATTGGCTCGATGGTTGCGTTTGTTGTGTCCAGGAATTACCAAAATCAGTAGATGTATACATATTTCCAGCAGTCAGACTCGAGCTTAATGCCACAGCTGTCTGGTATTGACCAGTTGATGTCATTGATATGGATTTCCACCACAATGCTGTTGCTACTGCGGTGGACGCATTTTGTGTAAAAGTTGTACCATAATCTTTTGATGTCCATATATATCCAGCACTTTTAACTATTCCGCCTGGTACTCCATTAGTAATAATTGTTTGATATTGTCCATTTGCGGACATTGCGATTCCTACTCCAAACCGAGCATCACCTGATGCGCTATGCGAAATATACCAATCAACAGAAGTGTTTTCAGTATAAATAGAAACACAATCATTACCTTGTCCATTGTGTCCAGTTGGTCCAGCTAATGTGGCTCTTTGATACTTTCCATTGGCTGACATCGCGACTGAAGACAGTTCGGTAAAATTATAGAAAGCATTAGGTGAACTGCGTGTAACAAAGTTATTAGTATAATTTATAGAAGTATATAACCATCCATAGGTATTACCTGGTGGTGAAGCAAAAATTCCACTATAACCTCCAACTATAGTACAATATTCACCATTTGAAGAAAATGCGGCAGTTAATATATTTGGAGGAGGATTCGCATAATCGAGTAACTTAGTCCAAGATGTTCCAAAGTTTTTTGAAATATATCCAAAAAAATCTATATAGAAAAACATATATTTACCTGATAGAGATACATTTACATTACGAAAAGGAAGGTTGTTGGATGTCTGACTTGGTATGGTTGTTACTTGATTAAATGCTTGTCCGTAATTTGTTGATATATACAAATAACCAGCAGTTACTCCACCCCCACTAACAACATTTGCGTTATTTGTTATAACTGCTTGATATTGTCCAGAAGTTGACATGGAAGCTCCAACTATATTACCAATAAATCCAGTAGCACCAGCAGAAGTAGCGCCAGTTATTGGTGACCAGTAATTACCATAACTATTTAAATTTACACCAACCGTATTAAACAGTGGCTCAACATACGTCCCTTTTCCAATAGGACCAGTTATACTCACCAGACTACCAGTATTTCCAGTTACTTGCGTTAAGTTACCAGTGGCACCTGATATAAATTTTACAGGAACATCAAACAATCCAGTCGCTCCAGCCGATCCAGTTACTCCAGTAAGACCAAGTAAATAGCCAGGATTACTTGAACTTGAAAATAAATATGCCTGAGGAAAATATCTTTGTATTAACCCATTATCAACTCTCATATTTTGTGGCACATTATTTGAGGTTACTGTAAAATTATTATATGGATAAAAACTTTCAACTATTCCAACACCACCTCTAGCACTAACCATCGTGATGATAGAAGATGGAGTCCATGATACTGTACCTATTACTGATTGGGGCAAACTTACAGAAAGCACGCCTGGCACAGTGGTGGCATCCGTTACAATAATATACCCTGAAGCAGAAGATGTTGTCACATTTTTAACATATAAATAGGTGTTTCTATTTATAGATGGAATTGATATACCATTTGGAAGATTTATTAGACCCCCCCCTCCCGAAGAACTTGCTGAACTAGAATTTATTGGACTAAAAAATACTCCAATACCTGTAGCACCTGTAGCACCTGTAGCACCTGTAGCACCTGTGGCCCCGGTATCACCTGACGCCATTCCTCTAGCGCCAGTCGCTCCAGTTGCTCCAGTTGCTCCAGTAGACCCAGTTGCTCCAGTAGACCCAGTCGCTCCAGTCGCTCCAGTTTCTCCAATCCATCCAGAACCTTGACCAGTCTCTCCAGTCGCTCCAGTATATCCAGTTTCACCAGTAGATCCGATTGATCCAGTGGCACCAGTTGCTCCAATTACAGTAGCACCAGTGGCACCTGTAGCACCAGTTGCTCCCGTAAATCCGGTAGCACCAGGTGCTCCTATAGATCCAGTAGCACCAGTTGATCCAGTTGAGCCAGTTGCGCCTGTTGCGCCAGTTGAGCCTGTTGCGCCAGTTGAGCCTGTTGCGCCAGTTGATCCTGTAGATCCAGTTGATCCAGTTGATCCTGTAGATCCAGTTGCGCCTGTAGATCCAGTTGCGCCAGTGGCGCCAGTTGATCCAGTTGCTCCAGTCGAACCAGTCACAGTAGACCCAGTAGCACCAGTTGCGCCGGTGGAACCAGTTGCGCCGGTGGAACCAGTTGCGCCTGTGGAACCAGTTGCGCCTATGGCGCCAGTCGAACCAGTGGAACCAGTAGCACCAGTAGATCCAGTAGATCCAGTAGATCCAGTAGATCCAGTAGATCCAGTAGATCCAGTAGATCCAGTAGATCCAGTAGCACCAGTAGATCCAGTAGATCCAGTAGATCCAGTAGATCCAGTAGATCCAGTAGATCCAGTAGACCCAGTAGCACCAATAGATCCAGTAGCACCAGTATCACCAGTTGTACCAGTAGACCCAGTAGCACCAGTTGATCCAGTAGCACCAGTTGATCCAGTGGCACCAGTTGATCCAGTGGCACCCGTTGCTCCAGTTGATCCGGTTGCTCCAGTTGATCCGGTTGCTCCAGTTGATCCAGTGGCGCCAGTTGCTCCAGTTGATCCTGTTGCTCCAGTGGCACCAGTTGCTCCAGTTGATCCGGTTGATCCAGTGGTACCAGTCGACCCAGTTGCGCCATAGACGCCAGTCGAACCAGTGGCGCCAGTATCTCCAGTAGATCCAGTTGGACCAGTAGATCCAGTTGATCCTGTTGCTCCAGTTGCTCCAGTAGATCCAGTTGATCCAGTAGATCCAGTAGATCCAGTAGATCCAGTAGATCCAGTAGATCCAGTAGATCCAGTATATCCAGTAGATCCAATAGATCCAGTAGATCCAGTATCACCAGTAGATCCAGTATCACCAGTTGATCCTGTGGCGCCAGTTGAGCCAGTTGATCCAGTTGCGCCAGTTGAGCCAGTTGATCCAGTTGCTCCAGTTGATCCAGTTGATCCAGTTGCTCCAGTTGATCCAGTTGATCCAGTTGCTCCAGTAGATCCAGTTGATCCAGTTGCTCCAGTAGATCCAGTAGATCCAGTTGATCCAGTAGATCCAGTAGATCCAGTAGATCCAGTAGATCCAGTAGATCCAGTAGATCCAGTAGATCCAGTTGCTCCAATTGATCCAGTGGCTCCAGTAGATCCAATTGCTCCAGTAGATCCAGTTGCTCCAGTTGCTCCAGTAGATCCAGTTGCTCCAGTAGATCCAGTTGCTCCAATTGATCCAGTGGCTCCAGTAGATCCAGTTGCTCCAGTAGATCCAGTTGCTCCAGTAGATCCAGTTGCTCCAGTGGCACCAGTGGCACCAGTCGAACCAGTT